GTAAGTGCTGCTGCAAATTTCTATGGGGGGCAGGGCGGAACTTTAGGCGGTGGTGGTGGTGGGTCAGGGGGAACTGGCTATCCTGGCGGCGCTGGCGGCGTTGGCGGTGTTGTCATCGAGTGGTTCCAAAGCTAAGGATTGAACATGATCTACGAAATTCTTGACGGTGAAACCGTAATTAACACCATCTCTGCTGACGCTGAGTTCATGGCCTCAAACTACCCAGACGGCAACTACCGTGAGTTGGTTTTACCTGAACCACCATCCCCACCAGAGGTTTGCCACATCACCGTGGGCGCGTTCTTCGACCGCTTTGGTGCTGAGAAGTGGCCCATCCTTGCAGACACCAACGCATCGGTACAGGCGCTCATCAAAGATGCCAGCGTTCGTGCCTACATCAACTTGGACGATCCACAAGTCCGTACAGGGCTGGAAATGGTTGTTTCTGCTGGTCATGCAATTGATGTAGATTCCATCATCACTGATCCAATCCAACCAAATGAGCGACCCCAATAACCCGACCGTACTCTACGGAAAAGGCGCTGCTGGCAGACCATCGTAACGGGTTAAAGTCTGCTAACAAACAACTGAAAGGTTCCTATGAAGCTGATTGCCGCCATCCTTTGCGTTTTATCCCTCACGGGTTGCGCCACTGCTGAATATGCAGCTTATGCTGACATCCACAAGGCCCAAGCAGCCTCTCAAACGGCCCGTTACCAAGCTCTAGCTGATATTGCCAAGCAAGGTGACACTGCTGCCAAGGTTGCTGCTGTAATGTCCCTGCAAATGGGTGCTGTCCAGAATCAAACGCAAGTAGCTGCTCCCAAGTCTTTTGGTGACCACTTGCTTCAATGGACATCTATTTTGCTGCCAACAGCAACTCAAATTTACAGCGTAGGCAAACAGGCCCAGGTTGGCATAGCACAGAGCAACAACGCAACAGCTTTGGGGGTCAGTACCAACGCTGCCTTTGTCGGCATTGCTGGCAAGATTCAAGCGCCAGCAGCCAACGTGACCACTACAACCACAACGACCACTAACACCGACAGCACCCATGCTCCAATTGTTGTGACTCAACCTGCGCCAATTGTGATTACTCAACCAGCACCAGTGGTTGTCCCAACCGTGACCTGTACAACTGGTCCTTGCTAAATTGGATTGAATTGCTATGACATTGAAAATTGCCATTTCCGCTATAAGCAAAAATGAAGAAGCGTTTGTTCAAAGGTTTTGCGACTCAGCAAAAGACGCTGACCTAATTTGCATTGCAGATACTGGCTCAACTGACAACACGGTTCAACTTGCATTGGAGTGTGGCGCAAAAGTGTATGACATCTGCATCAGCCCTTGGCGGTTTGATTTGGCTCGAAATGCAGCTATTGCACTGCTTCCAAAAGACATTGATATTGTCATCAGCCTTGATCTGGATGAGGTCTTGGAGCCAGGGTGGCGTGAGGAAATTGAGCGAGTATGGGTTGAAGGAGCAACTAGACTGCGCTACAAATTCGATTGGGGCTGTGGAATCAGCTTCTTCTACGAGAAGATTTTTGCTCGTCATGGCTATAGGTTTTGGCATCCTGTCCATGAGTACCCTCGACCTGATGGCCGGATCACAGAAGTTTATGCCCATACGGACATGCTTTTGGTAAGCCACCATCCTGACCCAACAAAGTCTCGTGGTCAATACATGCCTTTGCTTGAGTTGGCAGTTAAGGAAGATCCATACTGTCCTCGCAATGCTTTCTATCATGCTCGTGAACTAACCTTCTACGACAGATGGAAAGAGGCCATAGAAGCGTTAAATCGCTATTTGGCTATGCCTAGTGCCACTTGGGAAAATGAACGCTGCTATGCCATGAGATTACTTGGCAAAGCATATGAAGAAATTGGCAATGGATGGACGGCACAGAAGTGGTACAGATTGGCTTGTGCTGAAGCTCCAAACACCCGTGAACCTTGGGTTGATTTGGCAATGTTTTGTTACCGCAGAAACTTGTGGACAGAGTGCTATTCATCAGCCAAACAAGCTTTGCAGATTGTCGACAAGCAAGCTGTATATACGATGGACCCATCTGTTTGGACTGAAAAGCCTTTTGACCTAGCTTCCCTTGGGGCTTGGAACTTGGGGCTCAAAGCAGAAGCAGTTGATTTATGCAAAAAAGCTTTAGAATTCAACCCAACTGATAGTCGGTTAATCAGGAATTTAGAGCAAATGACAACCACGGTGACATAACATGGCTGATTACACCCGTCTACGGACTCCATTTACCAACATGTCATTTACTCCTGACGTTCCGAGTAATGCTCTTGGTGTGAATGAATACAACAACGGGCTTAACATTGAATCTGATGTCCGTGGAATCAAGAAAATCTTTGGTGAAGAAGAGATTCTGAGCGTAATTCCAAACGAACCCATCTTTATGGAAGGTGGGTATCGCAATGAAACTCAGTGGGTTTACATTGTTGCTACAAGGGACTCATCTAGTCAAGGCAGGTGGTACATGCTTACCTCTGCTGGCATTAGCAACATTACCCCTGGTGTTGGTGCAAACCCAAGCGTTTTTCTTACTGGCTACACTGCTGACTTAAACATCACAGTGTCTGTTGTTGGTGGCATTTTCTTTATCAACGATACATTGAGCAACCCAATGTATTTCTTGCCAACAGCTAACGAAATTGCCGTTTCTACAAATGCAAGCTGGAATTATGAGACAGGTGTAACCCAGACAACTGCTGAGTTTGTCAGAAACTTTTGCTCTCCAAACGTAGGCAACATTCTGATTGCTGGCAACATTTCCAAAGTCATTGGCGGTACTGTTAACAACTACCCAACAACAGTCCGTTGGTCACAAGCTTTTGGTTTGACGGGATTCCCTGACACCTGGGAGCCAACATTGTCCAACGTAGCCAACGAGCAAGAAGTTCCTGTTCGTGGTCCATTGGTTGACGGGTTTGTTTTTGGTGGAAGCTTCTATGCTTGTTCTTACTGGGACACTGTAGTTTTCTCGCCAATCAACTATCAAAACTCTACAGCACCAGTATTCGGTGTTCGTTTGTTCAACCAAGGTCGTGGGTTGATCAACAACAACTGCTGGTCAAACGCAGATTCAAGTGTTTACGGTGTAGATGCTCGTGACATCTGGGTGTTTGATGGTGCAAACTTTCAACCTTTGGGCAACCAGAAGGTTAAAAACTACTTTTACAGCAACCTGAGTACGTTGTATTCTGACCGTATCTTTATGGTCAACAACACTCAAAAGAACCAGATTGAGATTTACTATCCCGATCTGACTTCTACTGGTTACTGCAACAAGATGCTTTCATACCGTTATGACTTGCAGATCTGGAATGCTCCTAAAGACATTGCCAATGCTTGCATGGGTGCTGAAGGGCCTCAGTTCATCTCTGGCTCATTTAAGAAGGCATCTCGTGTAGTCACTTATGCTCGTGGGGGTGTAGCAAGCCAAAGATTGGTTCAGACCAACATTGGTAACTCTTTTATCAATGCTGCTCCTATTCCCGCATTGTTTGAACGCAACAACATTGTTTTGCAATCAGACAAAGGTCCAATTCCTTATAGCTCCAAGATATACACACACAGATTGCTCCCTGAGATTTCTGGTACTGGTGCTATCAACATTGCTGTAGGTGGTGCAAACTCTACTGCACAAGCACCAACATACGGTCAAACAGGCGTTACCAACATTGACACAAACAGTCCTTGGGTAACAACCCAGCAAAATGCTGTGCGAACAGTGTCTGTCAAGGTGGAGTCAAATGACGCTACAAATACTTGGAACATGACAGCGTTAAACTGGCAAGCAACTATTGTTGAGGACGCCTTCTAATGCCATTTGCTCTTGATTCCAATCCTGCTATTTCAGAGATTTCTGAAGCAATTAACTATTTGCTTGGAAACTTTGGGGCGAACATTTCTGCTGATGCTGAATCAGGAGAAATTAAAGGCCCAACAGGAACTGTCATCGCTTACTTGTACAGATACTTGTCTGTCAAATATGCTGATAGTGCAGATGGTGCTGTCAACTTTAGTAACACTCCTACAAACCGTCAATACTACGGCTTGAGGAATTCAGATCAATCTACAGAATCAGTAAATCCAGCCGATTACATTTGGAGAAAAGTCGCTGGTGGTTTCAGTACGACTAAGTTTTTGTTTTACCAAACTACTGGTGGCCGTCAAGTCGATATTATTATTGACACAACAGAGCCAACAGAAAATTATGTTAAAGATGATGGCACTGCTATTGATCTTGATTTGTTGACAGCAGGTAAAGGTAGGCAGATTGCTTATCCAGTTATTTACAAATGGACAGAGTTAGATGTTGCTCCTGCTAGGCCAACAACAACGACAATTTTTACTTGGGCCACTGGACTTTATGGAGCGCCAGTTGATTGGTCAACAACTCCCCCAGTTGCAACAAGTACAGATAATTACCTGTGGGCCATTACAGTCCCTTTGTCTGCATCAACAAATGCACTGACATCCGTTTGTGATTGGACTAATCCAGCCTACGCAATCTACAAAGTTACAGCTAATGGCGAAAATGGATTAAGTTTCATAACGGCTTATTTGGTCCAGAATCAATCGTTAGCCGAACCAACATTTACAACTCCAACAGTTGCAGCGACTATTCCTGCTGGCTGGAGTTCAACGCCTCCTGCTGTTGCTGTTGGACAAGTTATTTGGTACATCCAAGGCAGATACAACAGTTCAACCGTCACTATTAATGGTGTTGGCCCTAATACAACTGCATGGACCGGACCTATTGCCGCAAGCGTATTCCAAGATATTCGATCCGACAACTGGAACGGTTCTAACCCCCCGGTATTTGCATCTCCTGGCACTTGGGGCACTGATGGTTATTACATCTCCAGAACAACTGGTACAGCCATTCTGAACAACCTTGGCGCTCGTGGAACACTACAAGCAGGAACTAACCCTGCAATTAGCGGAACCACGATGACGGGGTTTGGAGGGATTATTAATAATGTTGGAACTTTTGCTTTTGGTAATCCAACCACTAACATTTCTTTCAATGGTTCACAAATGACGTTGAATGGTAATGTGGTTGCTACTACAAACGTAAATCCAAATGGCATTACCAATAGCGCTTCATCTTCTGGCTTTATTGGCTCTGCTGTTTTAAAAAATGATATTTCAACATCGTCATATTTAGGGCTTTGGAACGCATCTACAAATACGCCTTTTTTGCAATCAGGAGTTGGAACAGCAAATACATTTTATATTGTTTCAACAGCAGGAAGTACGGTATTAGATGGTGTTAGTCCTTGGGCTTTGGCTGAATATGTATATTTCAATGGTTCTGTTTGGTCAAGAGGATACCAAGCAGTTTTAAATTTGCCAATATTTTTCCCTCAAGACACTCAAAACGTAATAGTGGAAGCCAGTGTCAATTTGCTCAATACTAGTGGGCTTGGAAACACCAACAGCTATATCTACGTTGCAGAAACAACTCAAGGAATTAACGCATTTTCTAATGGCATTGAAGTTTTTAGTTCAATTGTTTTGCCATTTACTTACAGCTTTACTGGAGTGCTTCAGGGTAATAGAAATTTTAGGCTTTACATAAACCAACAAACAAGAGGCGCAAATTACACTATTGGCAACACAAACTTTTCTGTTACGGGTATAAAAAGATGAATGCCTATTACGTTCAATATGATCAACAAACTGGTCAAATATATAGCAGTGGCTCTACTTCAATTGAATCTATTGAAGGAGTCCCCGGTTATTTGATTGTTGACGGTGTTATTGATAACACCATGTTTAAGGTGCAAGACAATCAGATTGTTGCCTTGCCATTAAAGCCAGGGGTCTACTACTACTATGATTACACTACAGATCAATGGGTGTATGACGAGCAGGTAAATGCTAACATCGTCACAAATCAGCGGAACGATCTTTTGTACGCCTGTGATTGGACGCAAATTCCAAACAATCCGCTGACATCAGAGCAGCAAGAAGCTTGGGCAATTTATCGTCAAGAACTAAGGGATGTTCCAAGTCAGCCTGGATTCCCTGCAAATGTCATCTGGCCTACACCACCACAAGGATAAATCATGGGATCACCAATTTCACAAGTAGCACAATCTACACAGACTCAGCCAACGGGAAAAGGGTTTGCAACTCCCGTTTCTCAGTCTTCTCGTGCAGATGGCTTGGACCAAGCGGCAATTGATGCTGATCCACAAGGATTTCAGCGATACCAGCAAATGCAAGCGGGACAGCCGCAAGGCAAGGGTGGTAGGGTGACTACTCCTGGAACAAGTGGGCAACCCCAAATGGGTCAACCAAGTGTAGGTGCTGGAATGCCCCAACCTAATATGTACACAAATACTGTTGGACAGTGGGATAATGCGTCTATTCAACCCCAGCAGTCACGTAATCGTGGCGGGAAAGGCAAAGGCTAATCATGGGCGGCGGCAAAGGTAGTTCCTCATCAGCACCAGTTATAACGGAAGAGCAAAAAGAGCTTTTACGGGCACAAACTGGTTTTCTTACTGGTACAGCATTCCCTGCGTATCAAAAAACACTTGGCATGGCGGGTGATGTTTACGGGCAAGTAAGCCCTGCCGCAACCACTGCTGCTCAAACAGCAATGAATGTATCGGGTCGTGCTGGTGCTTTGCAAGAGCAATCTGGCTCTCAAGCATATCTGCAAGGCTTGAACAGTCTGTCAAACCTGTTTAGCCCTGAGTACAAGCAACAGCAAATCCAAGCATCCTTGCAACCTGCTCGTGAAGAGATTCGTGAGCAAATGGGTTCGCAAGCTGCTATGTTTGGTGGTGCTGGTGGCATGGGTTCATCCCGTCAAGCTTTGGCTTCTCGTAACCTTGCAAGCCTTGGTGAACAGCGCATGGGATCTGTTGCTGCTCAGACCTCTGCTGGCATTGAAGGTCAGCGTCAACGTGCTGCTGAGTCCTTCTTGGGTGCTGGTGAGCGTGGGTTGTCTGCTGCTCAACAGTCTGCTGCAAGTCGGATTGGTTATGCTGGTGCTCCACAGGATGTGTTGTCCAAATACGCATCTGTGATTTACGGTACACCACAGGCATCGACCACGCCAAGCTTCCAGGGTACTCAGGGTCAGAAAACAAGCAGCAAGGGCTTCGGCTTCTAAGGAGTAATCATGGCAGCAGAAACACCTTTTGGGGCAAGCTTTGGAGATCCTCGTAAGTACATGGGGCAGAGTCCTTTGGCTGAAGTCGGGAAAGCTGCAAAATCTTTTTTAACGGGTTATGTTTTAAAAGAATCTGGGTTTACAGATTATTTGAACAACCTTACTAAAAAGCCAGTTCAAGGTGCTGCTCCTCCTGTTGCCGCAACTGGTGCGCCTATGGGTGTCAGCCCTGTTCCTGTTGCGCCTCCTCAGATGCAAGCTGCACCAATGATGCCTGTATCACCTTCCAGCCCTGCTGATGTAGTTGTAAATCCAATTCCAGGCGCTGAAGTAATGCCGCAAGATATTGGTGAACAAATCTTAAATGGAACATGGACTGGCTCTCCTCCTCTTTCTCCTCCACAACCATCTGCTCCTATCAGTGTGACTAACCCAACGGATTTCAACCCATTGGCTCCTGCTGAGAGCAATCAAGTTGCTTTGACAGGAAATGAATATCAGCAAGTTCCTGGCTTTGGAAGCGGCCAAGAAAAAGCCGCAAAGTTAATGAAACTCATGGGAATGGGATAAACATCATGCAAGAACTTATGCAGCCTCAACCCGCTACCGTACAGAATCCGAATGCAATTGCTGATGCTGCAATTGAAAACAGGGATGTACAGGGCCTGACTCAAATTGCCAAAGACACTATTGGAACTCCTGCTTCTGAAGTGGCATTGCGTCTTGCTCAGACAATTGAAAAGGGCACTGCTGACTTCAATAAGCTTGTTGCTCCAATTGAAAAAGCTGGCGGTGTAGGTACGCCTGAAGGAAATATACAAGTTGCAAACGTCTTTAAGACTACTGTTGACAATCCGCAAATTGGAACCGCCCTGCTGAAATATGTTTTGGGCGACAAGGCGGGTGCTGTAAAGCAAATAACTGGTGGTGACATTACCAAAAAGATTAGTTACGACAACAACGGCAATCAAATTGAAGAGACTCACAATGCTCTTGGTGAGGCGTTGTCTTACTTCGATCCCAAGCTTAAACGTAACCTGTCTAAAGAAGAATACGCAGAACGTGTTGGCGGAATTTCTTCTTGGGAAAACACACTCAAGGGCAAAACAGAAGCTTTGACTCGTGCAAAAAGTTCAGAACTTTTTGTCAAGGAAGAAGAGCAAGCCAACAACTGGTATCAATTGCTGCAAGGTCAGAAACCTTTGTTGCAAGAAAACTACAACGTGCTTCAAAAGTTTAAGACGGACCTAGACCCCAAGCTGTACAACCAGATTGTTGGCTCTGTAAGTCAGTCTATGGGGCAAGCAAGCTCCAAATCAAACAGCAAAAGCGCTTTGAATCAGTTGACTGATGCTCTTGCTCGTGGTGAATCTGTCAAAATTGATGACAAGATTGCTAGTGCATTGCGTTTGAACCCAAAATTTATTGGCACTTCTTTGGAAGTCAAAGGCGATCAGTTAGTCAGCAAGGACAACAACTTTAAAATCGATGCCAGTAAGCTCAAATCATTGCAAGAAACAGACAGCACAAGTTCTGAGTCTTCAAAAAATGCCGCTCAAACAATGGCAAGTCTTTCTGAGGCAGAGCGTCTTGGCAAGATAAATCCTATTGCTGCACAGCAATTGCGCCGTGTAATTGAGAACAGCCAACGAATGGGTGTTGAGTTGTCTGATGCTACCGATAAATACGGTAAGCCATCCTTCATTTCCTTGCCAACATCTGCATCGTTTATTGATAAGCAAGCCCAAACCTTGGCTCAATCTCTTACTGGTTTGCAGAACGCAGATCAGATGGAGAACTACATCAAGTATCGCCGCAATGCTGTTGATGGTCACACTCGTACCAACACTGTTCCACTTCCTGGTCAGATTGGTACAAACTACACTTTGCAGCCTTTGTCAAAAGAGATCCGCAAGTTTTATGCTGATGAGATTTCAAAAGTAATGAACCAAGAGTTTACTGCAAGAAGCACCCCTTTTAATCCTTCAATTGATGTGAGTTTTTCAAGGAAAGAAACAGGGCCAGTTGCCCCTCCTGAATCACAACCTCAATCGCAACCCAAACCAAAGGCCAGACCTTCTTTGTCTGATCTCAAGAAACAAGCTGGAGGTTAATGATGGCATTTGATGAAGCTAAATTCCGCTCTGCTGCTAAAGCTGCTGGTTACTCTGATGAAGAGATCAATGCAGAGTTAAAGGGGTCTGCCCCTGCTGCTCCTGCTGGTGCTGCTCCTGCTCCCGCTATGGATGATACGTTTGCTGAATCTTCTCGTAAATTGCGTGAAGAGTATGACAAGAAGGTAAAGCAAGCCACAACCACTGAATTTAATATCGGTGACCAAACTTTCAGCATCCCAACATTTTTTACCTCTCCCGCAGGTATTGTTACTGCTGCCAGTGCAGGTATTGGTTTGGCAAGCACTTTGTATGGTGCTGGGACCATAGCACCAAAAGTCTATCAGTCAATTAAAGACAGGTTTATTTCTAAAGTACCGGAAATTGATAGAACAATTGATATTCCTTTGGAGGCAAGACCATCTCCAACGCCCAATGTCAGCCCAACACCTTTGCAGCAAACTAACCTGACTCCTCAGGAAGTTCAAAACCGTGCTGACCGTTTGAAGGCTGCACAACCAGTAGCGCCTGTAGCGCCAACTGCTGCTCCTGTAGACATGGCTGCACCTGTTGCTTCACCTATGGCTCCTGTAGCTCCTGAAGCTCCTGTTGCCACACCTTTTAGTGCAGCCCCTGCTGGCGCTGCTGCTCCGACACCTAGCGCACAACCAGGGTCTTCTGCAACTAGCGTTGTTGTTGATACGGTTAAAGAGCTTATGGATGAGGTTCCTACACAGGTTCCTGCTGCTGTACAGCCTCCTGCTGCTGCTCCACAACCTGTTGCACCACCTAAGGAACTGCTTACAGGTACTGGCAAACCTGCATTTGCTGGTCAAGGTCCAGAAGCCGCCTTGAACAAAAAAGGTGAGCCTAAATTCAAACCTGACTATCCCGGTATTGAGCAAGTACCAAGGGGTTTTGCTTTTGTTCCTAACGCTCAATACATTGACACACCTCGTCAAAATATTGGTTTACAGGAATACCTTAAAGCATATACAGAACGCCCCTTCCCACTGACAAACGAACTTGCTATTGAGCAGTCAAAAGAGATCAACAAAATGTTGGGTAGGGCCACTCGTGCTGAAGCCAAGGCTGCTGGTTTGCCTCCTGCTGAGATTACTCCCGGCATTACCAAGAAAACCTCTGCTGGTACAAAGCCTGTACGGGTAGCTGGTACTCTTGGTGCTTTGATTGCCATCCCGGATCTTGCAAAAGCAGAAACTTCTGGTCAACGAGCTATGGCAAAGGCTAACTTGCTTGAAGCCATTTTGCCCCCAGGATTTATGATGTCCGGTGCTGGCGAGGGTTCTACGCTGTCTCCAGAACAACTTAGATACCAGCAAAATGCTATGCTACTGGGAAGCCCTTACGCTCAGTCACCACAAGCTGTAAAACTGCGTCAAGAGCAGGAATACATTCGTAAGGTTGGTGCTGGTCGTGGCATTGCCCCTCCATCCGCTTACCAGAGATAATTATGGAAAAAGAAGTATCCCATGCCGAGATATACGCTCGACTCATTTTGGTTGAAGAGAAAGTTGACCGTATTGATCACAACACTCAAGGGGTGGTACAGGCATTTCAGGCGGCATCTGGTGCTTTTCTAGTCCTTGAGACACTCGGTAAGCTTGCAAAGCCAATCATCTACATTGGCGGTTTGTGTACTGTTGCTGCTATTTACTGGCAAACAGTTAAAGATCAATTCAAATGAAAGAATGGGCCGTTAGCTTTGTTGCTGCGGTCATGGTGGTTGCCTTGATAGCTTGGTGTGCATTTATACTAATCCCGTTTTTTAGGAGCCCGTAATGCTTGCCGAACTTGCTGCTGCTAATGCGGCCTTTGCAGTAATAAAAGGTGCGTTGGCAAATGGCAAGGAACTGTCAGACCTTGGCTCTCGGGTCTTTGATTACTTTGACAACAAAGCTAAGATTCAGCAAAAGGTCAACGAAAAAGGCAATCGTTCAGACATTGAGGAATTCTTTGCTCTTGAGAAACTGAACGCTCAAGAAGTTGAATTGCGTGAACGCATGATTTACGCTGGTAGGCCAGGGATGTGGGGTGATTGGCAAAAGTTCCAAGCTGCTGCTGCTCGTAGACGTAGGGAACAAAAGGAAGCAGAGATTAAAGCCATCAGGGATCGTAAAGACAAGATGGATCAATTGATTGAATATTTTGC